ATTATTAATGTTGTAACATTTTTCTCTAGATTTTTAAGAGATAATATTGTTAAAATGTTTGAAGGTCTTGCCACCATGCTTGATGGTAAGAAAAATATATTTGAAAAACTTGGTGGTTTTGTAACATTCATCACTGGATTTGGATCTATATTAGGAGCAGCACTCATCCTCAAGAAACCAGGAATGGTTCTAAAAACCGTTGGATGGGTTTTAAAAACTTTATACCAATCTCTATTTAAGACTAAGGCAACACTAGCAAAGCAGACTGCTTCTAGGGCGGCAGGTGGGTTTGGATCATGGTCGTCTTCTCAGGGTGCCAGGCGCGGCGGAGGACGCTTTGGAGCAATTGCTCAGGGTGCCGCCGCTGTAGGAGCAATCGCCGTTCCTCTGGTCGTAGGGGCGCAGATGGCAGGTGGTCCTGACGAGTTTTCATCTGAACCTGGAAGTGTTTCTGCTGGTGGATCTGGTTCAATGCCACCTGATAGAGATGCTAGACTTGCGTTTGGTGGAGTAGCAACCAGACCAACATCAGCAGTAATCGGTGAAAGAGGTCCAGAAATCCGTATGCCTCTTGATAATGCCAAGAGGATGAGAGATTCGGGCATTCAACCTCTTTCATCTTTGGGTGGAATGTTTAAGGGTGGCGGAGATTCTAAGCAGGCACAAAAACTATCAGATCTTTTCATAGCACCGTTTAGAGGAGTTGGTGCTGGTATCCTTGCTAATATTTCCAGTGTTGTTAGTGGAATGAGTCCTGTAGGACAGGCACTAACACCAATTCTGGGAAATATCATCACTCCTATTGCAAATAGTTTTGGTGTTCCACCTTCACTGGTTAAAACACTTACTTCAAAAACAAAGTTACCAGGAAAATCAAAGAAGAAGACCGATAATAAAAAAGATGATACTGCAAAATTATTCGGAAAGGGTAAGGTAGTAAAAGAGGATTCCAAGAAATTTAAAACGGTTGCTGATAGTTCTGTTCTTGGATTACTCAGCAACATGCTTGCAGCAGTTCAAGTAATTGGTAATAAAATTGGAGGTACATCTCCAAATCCAGATACTACTCCAGGAGTAGGAACACCTCAGGATTCCATAAACTTAGATTCTCCTTCTGCCGCTGCTGCTGGAGCGCAGGGTGCTGGATCTCAAGATTTATCTGCTAAAGGTGCTACGAAGGCAATGGAAGCTGGACAAGCATCTCAAAATAGAGAAGAATATAGCTCAAAAGCGGCAGATGCTATTAGAAGAAATTTGAGATTCAAAGCTAGAAATAAAAATTATATTGCCCTTCTTAACACAACGAACGGTGATTATGAAGTATTTGAGGAAGGATTATTTGGTCATAAGGGAACTAGAATTGATATTAAGGCAGATAAAAATGTAGACATCAAGCAGAAAGCATTTGATCAGGTAAGAGCTTACTATGTCAATAATGACAAGCAAAGAGGTCTTTCTTTAAAGTATATTACCGATCAGGATATAACCAATAAATTAGAACAAAAATCTGCTGGCGGATGGATTTCTGGTCCTATGTCTGGTTATCCAGTGTCCTTAGATGGTGGTGGATCTACTGCTTTTATTGGTCATGGAACTGAATGGGTTGGATTTAAAAGAGCTGCTGGTGGAAGTGCATTTGTAGTTCCTTTTGATACACCAGCAACTAAAAATAATCCTGGTTTGACTGGATCAAGAATGCGCCAGGCAAAGCAAGGTGGTTATGCTCTTCCTGGATATTCTAAGGGTGGAGAAGTAAAGGATCCCAAAGGATCTGGAGATCAGGGACTTAAGACTGCTACTTCTGGCGGTGCTGTTATTACATCTAAGTTTGGTCCTAGATGGGGAAGATTCCATGCTGGTATAGACCTTGCTGGTGTTCCTATTGGTACTCCAATTACATCTTTAACTGGTGGTAAAGTTCTTTATGCATCTACTTACAGTGGTTATGGAAACACTGTTGATCTTGAAGTAAAACCAGGCAAAGTTCTTCGTTTTGCACACTTAGATGGTTTCTTAGTTAAAAGAGGAGATGTAATCAAACCAGGAACTAAGATTGGAACACTAGGAAATACTGGTATTGGAACAGGACCTCATTTGCATTTTGAACACAGAAACAAATTAAGTTTTGGGCAAGATGGTGCGTTCAATCCATTAGAGACTGGAGCACTTAGCGATATTACTATTGGTGGTAAACCAATACAGGGTGCGAAAGCTGGTCCAACTCCAGATGGAGAGCAAGATATTAAAATTGATCAACCACCAGAAACTATGGAATCTTTGTTATCCACTTTACGCAATGCTGTTTCTGGATTAAATACATCATTAGGTTATTCACCCGCCAATGGTTCTGTTGAACAAGCATCCAAGGACGCAGTACAAGCAAAAGACGATAAAGCAAAGGCAGCAAAAGACGCAACAAATAAAGCAACAGCAGCAGCACTAAAAGCAGCCGCAGATAAAACAAAGGTAGCAAGAGTTCAAAATCAACCATCACAATCTTCTGCAGTAATGTTGCCTGGACCATCATCTATTATTCCAGTTGAAATTGCTTTTGCTCCAACCACATCATTATATCAACCAAAAGTAGGAATCTTCGCATAGAATCATGAGTAGTAAGTACGAATTAAAAACTGTTAAACTATACGATCCTCAAACAGGAACGTATGGTGCTTCTCTTGATGCTATGGTATCGGAGATAAGTATCGTTGAAAGTATAGATTTTCCTGGTATAAGAGCAACAATTTCGGTTACGGACTCTGTGAGTGGTTACACTAAATTTGTTGGTAATGAATACTTGCAATTGCAATTTATTCTTCCCGATTTGGAGCAATCTAAGAGTTACTTATTTAAAGTATATCGAGTTGGACCAATTATTCGCCTAGAGAAGAAAGCAAAATATAATATTGAATGTATATCGCAAGAAGCATATATTAATGAATCTACCAATGTTTTTGGTTCATTTAAAGAGAAGAAGATTTCTGAAATAGTCAGTCAGGTATTAACAGACGATAAATTTGGAATGAAAGTTGCATCTGAAAAG